ATAAAATTTATACATATTGCAAATGCGTTACTCGTAATATGAAGCTGTACGGCTAGGCCGTATCTGGAAGGATCGAAGGAAATGAAGGAGAAGTTCGTAGGGAAATATATGCGTTTGGCTCGTCAAATCGCATTCGACAACAATCCCTGCTTTTCGCGGAAGGTTGGCGTTGTGGTAGTTGACCCTGCCACAAGGGGCATAGTGGGGGCAGGCTACAATGGCCCTCCCGAAGGGAGTCCTCACTGTAACGAGCTCAGCTTTCTCCATAACTTTTTCTGGCCACAACTTAGCAAAGAAGAAAAGAATCGCCTGTTTACTTCAATGGCCGATTCTTCTTGGTGGTGGGAAAGAAGTTCTGAAAAGACTAGGCGTGATCAGATATGTGAATATATCTCTAGCCAGAATAGCTGTCCTCGAAATATACTGGGATACTCTTCTGGAAAAAGACCCGAGCTCTGCTCATGTCAGCATGCAGAAAGGAATGCTCTCAACAAGCTTCCCATACCCGCAAAAGGACTTGCTATGTTTTGCTGGTGCGGCGTTCCCTGCATACAATGCACGGGTTCTATTATAAATGCTGGCATTGAGTCGGTCTACTGCCTCAAGCAAAAAGAAGACTATCACCCCGAGGCAAGATGGCTCTATGCACATAGTAAAACCTCGCTTCTCGAATACGATGAAGCTATATTATAATTGGAGTGAAGAATGTCAGGAGCTTTCACAAACTCTTTCAGTGAAGAGACTTGGTTTCAAAAATACAAGCTAGAGAACGACAACACCGTAGAAGATACATGGAGGAGGGTTGCCAAAGATCTCGCCTCCGTAGAAAAGAAGGGCAACGCGAAGTGGGAAAAAGAGTTTTACTCTATCCTAGAGCACTTCAAGTTTGTGCCCGGCGGTCGTATAACGTCCAACGCAGGGTCGGGCCTGAAGGGGACCACGTACATCAACTGCTTTGTTGACGGGTTTACTGGCAATGATCAAGATTCAATCGAGGGCATTTACCGTACCATCACTCGGCAAGCTCAGATTTTAAAGAGCGAAGGGGGATACGGCTTTTGTGCGGACGTTATGCGCCCCAGAGGGTCTCATATCGGTGGCATTGGCAACCAATCGCCGGGAGCCGTCAAGTTCTTAGAGCTCTGGGACAAGTCTTCCGAAATCATAACTGCTGGCAGCGGAAAAAAATCTAGAAAGGATGAAAAAAACTTCATCCGCAAGGGAGCGCAGATGGTGACTTTGTCCTGTTGGCATCCCGATATTGTAGAGTTTATAAATGCAAAAAAAACACCGGGAGTTTTAAGCAAGTTTAACATGTCGGTTTTGTGCACCGACGAATTTATGACTGCCGTTATAGATGATGCTCCTTGGGAGCTTATATTCCCAGACCATGAGAAATACCCCAAGGAATACAGAGGTTCTTGGAGCGGCGATCTGGACGCATGGAAGAGCTTGGTCGGAACCGACGATGAAAACTACGGACTGAAGCCTTACCATACCTTTTCGTCTGCTAGAGAGCTGTGGGATCTGATAATGTCAAATACGTATGGCCGCAATGAACCCGGAGTTCTTTTTTGCGACACTATGAACAACATGAACAATCTCTACTATGAAGAGCATATTAGCGCAACAAATCCTTGTGGAGAGCAGGTTCTTCCTATTGGAGGTGTTTGCTTGCTGGGCTCCCTTAATCTAGTCCATTTTATAGACCCCGGTAGCAACGACTGGAAATATGACGAGCTAAAGGACACTATCACCACCGCTATAAGACTAATGGACAACGTAAATGACAAGACAGCAGTGCCCTTAAAAGCGCAGAGAGAGCAGCTTCAAAGCAAGCGTAGAATAGGCTTGGGGGTGATGGGGTACGCCTCAGCGTTGATGATGGCTCGGGTAAAATACGGGAGCAAGAAAGCCCTTCTCATGACTGAGAAGCTGATGGAATTTATAACAAATCAGGCGTATCAGGCGTCGGCGCTACTAGCCGCAGAGAAAGGCGCCTTTCCTCTTTATGATGGTAAAAAGTATATGAAGGGGAACTTTATCCAGCGGCTAAGTAGAGAGACTCGACAAATAATTTCTACGAACGGCATGAGAAACTCTCACGTTACATCAATACAGCCTACTGGCAATGGCTCTGTCTTTGCAAACTTAGTGAGCGGTGGCTTGGAGCCTCTCTTTATGCATGGCTACATTAGAACATCTGTGCAGCAGCATTACCCAGAAGGCTTAAGCGAACCAGACTCCGTAAACTGGGAAAAGAAAAAATATACCTACGACAACGCAGAAGATATGGTGAAGTGGGAGTGGGTGCGTGAAGGAGACGAGAACCTACTAGCCATAGAGCTTGATGATGGCAAGGTTTGGAAGATGGACAAGGCAAGGGGACTTCTTAAGGAGGAGTGGGTAGAGGACTATGGTGTGTCCCAGCTCAAGCAAGCTGGGCTGTGGAAAGAAAACGCTTCGTGGGGAGCTTGTGCTATGAATTTGGATGTGCAGTCCCATATTGACACCATGTCTATTTTTGCCACGTGGGTAGATTCTGCGATTAGCAAGACAATCAACCTTCCCAACAACTATCCTTACGAAGACTTTAAGTCCGTCTACATGAAGGCATGGGAAAAAGGAATCAAGGGGTTTACCACTTATAGAACAGGCACCATGACCTCTGTGTTAGCCGAGTCTTCATCTCTCAAAGAAGACGACACTTCTTTCAAGATAATAAAAACAGAAGCCCCAGAAAGACCGAGGGAACTTCCCTGCAACGTGCATCACATAACCGTTAAGGGGGAGCCCTACTTTGTCTTAGTGGGAATGCATGAAGGGGATCCTTATGAGATCTTTGCCGGTAAAAATGGCTTTATAGGAAAGTCTATAAAGAGTGGTATTCTTATTAAGTTCATGAGACCTAAAGGGGTCTACAAGGCCATACTAGAAGACGGTCTAGAGATTTCTCCAGTAAACGCCACATGCACAGAGGAAGAGGACGCTCTTACTAGGATGACTTCTACGGCGCTTCGGCATGGCGCTTGCATCCAGTATGTAGTTCAGCAGTTGGAGAAGGTAAAGGGCGACATGACTTCCTTTGCCAAGTGCATGGCTAGAGCGCTTAAGAAGTATATTCCGGATGGCTCTCAAGAAAAGGGAGAGTGCCCCGAGTGTGGAAAGGACTCGCTTATTAGACAGGAGGGATGTATAGCCTGTACCCAGTGCGGATATTCAAAATGCAACTAAAAAAGAGTAGTGTCTTCGTTGATTTTCTCTGCTTCGTCATAGGGATTATCTCAGCCATAGATCTATATTGGATAGGTAAAACGCGATCCGTGATAGCAGAGCATGAGCAGAATCCGGTCGGCACCTATCTTATAGGGCTGGACGGAGGAGATGTCTCCCTATTTATGGCAGCGAAGTTCGCCGGAACGATGGCTGCTCTCTATATCATCTTAACCTTGAAGAGACTCAGGTTTCGTCACACTGTCCTAATCGCTTCCGTTATAGCCTTTGCCCAAATCCTTCTTCTGATCTATCTTTTTAGCTCCCCGTGACGAATCGGGGGTAAAATTTACCGGAGAGAACAATGCCCGAATATATATTTAGATGCGATAAGTGTGAAATTCATTTTTCAATAACTTGCAGTATGTCTCAGTATACCAGTCAAAAAAAATCCGTCAAGTGCCCTGAATGTAACAAGAAAGGTATTCGAGACATGTCTTTTGACAACATTCAAGGCTCTGTTACTCTATCCCTCTCGGAATGTAAAACACTAGGCCATTACGCAGAAAAGCAAACTGGCCAATACAGTAAGGACCAAGTAGAGGAGATGAAAAGAAACTTCAAGACAACAAGAGTCTCTTCTCACGAAGATCTCCCCGAAGGCATGAGTCGAATGGAGAACCCCTCTAGCAGTCCACAATGGACAAAAGAGGGTAAGACAAAAAGAAAGCCGCGTAGGAGAAAATAAATGCATCAGGATGTTTTTGTAATTGATCCCTCTAAAGAGCCTCCGGAGGAGCGTACGGGGACCGTCTACACCGTAATTGGGAAGGAAGATTACATAGAAGAAGACTCCGGCCTTCCGTGCCTTAAGGTTGCCCTAGAAGAGGCCAAGGCCAACCCATATGCCCATGCCATGAAGATCGAGGGGGAGGCCGGTACTCGCTTCTTTGTGAAGCAGGGGGCTTACGGTAAGCTTTTCAATCCACTTGGCCTTTATAGTGAGGGTCGCGAGTCTAGGATGAGGAGTCATACCGGAAGACTTGAGTGGGAGCTTAAAGAAGTAAAAGAAAAAGTTTTTAATTTCTATGTAAATTTTTTAAGAACAAAGAACTTGTTTTATATAACCAATGCAGAAAGAGAGTTATCATGAAAAAGGGTAAGCTTACATCTACAGAAATTGCATGCATCAAGGGAATGGTCGCTGACAATGTACCAGAAGACGATATGGCCAAGCAACTTGGCCGAGGCGTTTCTGTTATCCAAAAAGAAGTAAAGAGAATCAGCGAAGAGGCCATAAGAGAGCAGCTAATGGTACGAAAGACCGCCAAAGGAGAGGGCGGCGTTGTCGCCATGACCGAGGCGGCATCCATGAAAGTTGATGATGCACGCTCTAAGCCCGCGCCAGAAACATCTACTCAAAGAAGCAAGTGGGTTCATACAATATATGACAAGCCATAGGTCGGATAAAAGCAAGTACCCCTCCCGGTATTCTCCGAAGGGGTGGGTCTCCTCGTACCAGTACATAACAGAGCTTATATGTGAGAAGAAAGCCCAGCAGGACAGCAAGGAGCTTCCAATAAAATTTTGGGAGATCAAAGAGTGGCGAAGCTTCTACCGCTATCAAATAACTCTTGCGACCTCGCTCGTAAAAAAATATGGAGAAGAGGCTGTAATAGCAGCTCTTAGAGACAGAAGGTGCTACAAAACCTATTCGCTGAGAGCTCCGTTTCTCACCCCCATTATAGAGGAGCATTACGAAAAACAACAACAACAAACAAGGAACGCCAAGGAAGAGGATAGCTACGACTTTGACGGCAAAGAAAATTTTTCTAGCAACAATAGAAAGCGTTCGATACTTTCGGACCTAGAGGACTTGGAATGACAAAGGATATCATCAAGGAATATGGAGATGTTCTTCACGACCCCTCATACATCACTGACACAAAGCTCTCCGTTATACCGGTAAGCCCAAAAATAGACATCGCCTTGGGGGGAGGAGTTCCCGAGGGCTCTTTGTTCATCATGACGGGGCCTGAAAAGGTGGGCAAGACGGTAACGGCTCTCACATTTTGTGCTAACTGTCAAGACATTCAGAGAAAGGTCTATTACGGAAATATAGAGGGTCGTCTAAGGAAGAGAGACTTAGAAGGAATAGTGGGACTCAGCATGGAGCCCAGCGATCTGGAAATCATTGGGTCGACACAGGGCAATATTTTGTCGGCTGAAAAATATCTCGGTATCTTTGATAACCTTATCCACACGCAGCCCGACTGCATTTGCGTCGTAGACTCTTTTTCGGCCCTGTCCAGTGACTCTGAATTAACAGGTGACATTACTGACAATCAGGTAATGAGCGTCCAGAAAGTTTTAGCCAAATTTTGCAGGAGGATATCTAACGTTCTTCCAATCAACAAGGTGACAGTCGTTGGGATCACGCACCTCATGGCTAACGTTTCTAGCTTCGGGAGAGGCAAAACAAAGGTAGAAAAGTCGGGCAGCGCACTTAAGTATCAGGTGGACGTAAAACTCCACGCCACCCACTCCCAGCCAATTATGCAAGGAGATACCCAAATAGGGCAGACCGTTCACTGGCAAGTAGTCACGTCGGCCATTGGGGC